CCAGAGAATGCGATAAATAAAAACAGAGTGATAAATTAAAATTAGTAGAAATTATGAAACAAAAATTTGCAATTGTAGCGAGTGTATTAATCACTCTGTTGCTAATCGTAGTAGGCTTACCAGTTCATGAAGTTGGTGGAGTTGGTTTAATGGTTGCCCCTTTGGCTTTGCTCGATATTGAAAAAAATATCAGAAGCCTAAAAGAGCAGCGTGGACTTGCTTTGGATGAAATGGAAACTTTGGTTGATCTTGGATTAAATGAAAAACGTGATTTAACAACTGAAGAAGATACCAAGTATGTTGAATTGCGCTCTAAGTCTGAAAAGCTTAAAACTCAAATTGAAAGACTCGAAGAGAGTTTGGAGTCTCGAAAATTAAAGATTAAACCTGAAGGTGTAAAAGCTGAAGAGACTTCGATGCGAAACACTCAGGAAGAATCTGAGAAACGTTATCAGGAAGCTTTCAGAAATTGGGCGGTTAATGGTGAGCTTCGTTGTTCTAAAGAAGATTTAGAAATCCTTGACCAAAGAGATAAAGAATCTCGTGCACAAGGAACTGGCACAGGTGCAACTGGTGGATATTTAGCACCTACAACAATGGCTGGAAAAATCGAAGAAGCCTTAAAATTTTTAGGCGGCGTTAGATCCGGTGCTACTGTTCTTACCACGGATAATGGCAATATTATTAATTATCCTACAATGGATGATACAAGCAATATTGGTGAGTTGATCGGTGAGAATCCATCAAGTGAAACCAATAAACAGGATATTACTTTCGGTAACAAGCAAATTGGAGCATATACTTATAGCTCTAAAGCTATTGTTGTAAGTAACGAATTATTGCAAGATTCTGCTTTCGACTTGGAAGGATATATCGCCAAGGTTGCCGCTCAACGAATTTTCAAAATCACGAATCTACATTACACTACTGGTGATGGAGCCAATAAGCCTAAAGGCATTGTTTTAGATGCTTCGCAGGGTCTTGTTGCTGCTGCTGCTGCCGCAATTACTGGTGATGAATTAATCAAACTAATGCATAAGGTTGATGTTAATTACAGAACTAATGGTAAGTGGATGTTTAACGATAACAGTTTGCTGGCTATTCGTTTATTGAAAGATGATGATGGTAATAGCATTTGGCAAAAAGGACTAGCTGAAGGTGAGCCAGATAAGATTCTAGGAAAACCATACATCATCAATAACGATATGCCTGATATTGGAGCATCTAAGAAATCTATCTTTTTCGGTGCTATCGAAAAGTATCTAATCCGTGATGTATCCAATGCTACATTAAAGCGTTTGGATCAGGTTGCAGGTTTACAGAATCAAACTGTATTCGTTCTATTCTCTCGTCACGACGGGAAATTAATCGATGCAGGAACGAAGCCTGTTAAGTATTTAGAGCATCCAGCATCCTAATTTCATCATCATGGAAAAGAAATATAAAGTTTTAGTCCTTCAAAGCTGCTCCGGCCGCTTTGGAGGTGAAATAGACAGTTTCGTAAAAGGTGAAAGACATCTATCTCTCGAAGTTTGCCATTGTTTAGTAAATGCAGGTTACGCCGAGGTAATCGACGAATTGCCCGAACTGCCTAAAAAGGAAGCGGCACCCACTCCACCAAAAGATAGTGAACTACCATTGGACTTTCCAATGAGAGATTTGTTAATCGAAAACAAGCTAACCACTATTGTAGAGGTAAGCGAGTTTGGAGATTTAACCGAAATTGGAGGGATAGGACCAGCGAAAACATCCGAAATTGCCGAATACCTTGAAGGCATAGAATAATCGATTTTAATAAGGATAAAATGAACTACAATAGATTAACATTCCCGAGTGCTGAAAACTCATTGATTAAATTGGAGGATGTAAAAAAACACCTTCGCATACTGCACGATACTGAGGATGCTTTAATACAAGGCTACTTGGATACGGCTGTTTTTCATTATGAGAATTTCACAGGGCGAATTGTTAACCTATCAACGTTTAAGTGTACGCTTGACCATTTTCCCAACGCTGGGAAAATGGTTGAGCTCATGCGCTATCCAGTAAAAGAGATTAAGGAAATTAAGTATGCCGATGCAGCTGGAGCAGATCAAACCTTTGCACTTGCATCTTGTCGCATTGATTATTCTGAGCCATCAAGACTAGCACCAGCATTAAATAAATCATGGCCTGTAACGGCTCCTGTTTTGGCTGCTGTTACAATCACTTTCGATTGTGGTTATGTAGATGCAACGAAGTTACGACCCAGTGCACGCCAAGCCATATTAATGATGGCCGGGCATTTCTACAACAATCGTGAGAGCGTGGTGGTTGGTCGAGTAACCAACGAGGTACCATATTCAGCTCAATTGCTGATGGATAATGACAAGATAAGCAACCGCTTTTAGGTCGTGAATCTAAACTCATAATTCATCATTCATAACTCATAATTAAAAAGAATGCCCTACAGAACTACTGATTTTGATACGCCAATAAAGGTGCTTGCTTTCACAAGTGAAAAGAATCGATTCTCTGAGACGGTTAAGACTTGGAGCGAAGCATTCAATACCTGGGCACATCAAAAAAGCTTTAAAGGTAGCGAAGCCGAAAAAGCTGGAGCAGTGCGAAATTTCAAACAAAAGGTGTTTGTGGTTCGTGCCTTCCCTTTGGTTAATTCTACGCATAGAATAGAGCTTGAAGGTCGTTTGTATGGCATCAACGATGTTGAGTGGGAAGATGGTAAAGTTTATCAAGTGATCTACTGTGAGGAGTTGGTTGAAAAACCATCGCCATGAGTGGAGAGATTGAACTGATTGGTGATAAGGAATTGCGGAAGGTACTTGAGAAATTGCCCGAAAAGGTAGATGTGCGCTTATTAAATGCCGCTGGACGAAGGGCCATGAAACCTTTCGTTAAATCGGCAAGGCGAAAAGCACCAAGTAGAACGGGCAATTTAAGAAAGAGTATTGGCACACGTGCCATGCGACCTGTTAATGGAGTTTCTACCATTGTAGGTGGACCACGAACAGGTAAACGACAAAAGTATGATGCTTGGTATTCTCATTTTGTGGAGTTTGGCACCAAAGGAGTTGTGAGGTATAACACCAAGCGATATAAAAAGGGCCAACGATACAAATCTGATAGTAAAGCTAAGCCTTTTATTCGCCCCGCTTACGATCAGGAAAAGGCGAATATGATGAAAGAGTATGAGAAAGAAGTGGCATTTGTCACTCAAAAATATCTCGAAAAACAAGCCGCTAAAATGAAAAAGTAATGGAAGAGTTATTAGCTGTCGTATTAAATACAATTGTTGCTGATGTGGCACCACAAATGCTCGATGAAAAATCAGGCTTGCCAGCCATTACATACGAAGTAATCGACTCCATTCCCGATAAGACTATGGATGGTCCTACAGGGAAAAAGGAGAGTAGAATTGAAGTTGATGTTTGGGCATTGTCCTATTCGGTAGCCAGACAATTAAGTGCCGAAGTTGCCAAAAAGGTAGATGAACTAACAGGGACATGTGAAGAAGGTGCCAAGCATACATTTTATATAGAAGATATCAACCAGTTGAAAGATCCAGAAGAAGGGGTTTATCACCACATGGTTGAGTTTAAAGTAAATTCGTTTAAATCAATTAACACTTAAAAGTTATGGCTGATGCAGCAGGTATCCCTATGGAAGGTCAAGAGTTTATCTTGCAATGGGGTGATAATAAAATCATGGGAACCGTTTCGCGTTCTCTAAATCTTTCAGCTGAAGAGAAAGATAATACAACTATGGATACTGATCCAGGTTGGAGCTCTACCAAGTCAGGAAAGAAATCTTTCGATTTAGCTGTTGAATTGCAGTGGCAGAAAGGCGCATCTTTTGGAGGTAAGGAATTGCTTGCTGCTTTTATTGCTGGAACTGAAGCAGAGATGATCTATGGTGGTATTTTACCAACTGAAACGTTTTATAAAGGCAAAGTTTGGGTTAGCGGTGCATCTTTAGGTACACCAGGTAACGGTCAGAATATTTCTGCCAGTGCCACACTCAAAGGAACTGGTGCTCTAACACCAGAAGTTGTTCCAGGATCGTAATTCTATTTTCTTATGAAAAAGATAAAAATAAATGGCAAGGAATACCCTTGCAAGTTTAGTATGGCAGCTATCAAGGGGATGGCTGCCCACTTAGGCATTCAGTTTTCTGAAATGGCCGATACTACAAAGTTTGGTGTTGAGAATGTGGCAGCTATTGCCTATTTCGGAATTAAGCAAGGCTCAAAGCTTGATAATCAAGATCTGAATCTATCCATTGATGATATCGAAGATGTGATTGAGGTGCATGAGTCGCTTCAAGTGATGAAGGTTTATATGGAATCGGTAACAGGACCAGTTGACCCAAATGTATAGAGCTCGGAGAAGTAACACCCTCTGAGCGCGATTTATGGGATGAATTTTTAGGAGTGGCCCTTTCCCGCTTGAAACTCGCTTACGCTGATTTTCTGGCGATAACACCACGCGAATTTCTTGTTATTCTCGATGCCTTTAATCGTAACGAATTTGAGAAGTATAAGCGCGACCAAGAAGATAAACGCTTTTGGCATGTGGCTAACATGAATTTTCAACTACCAACCGAAAAACAATACACCGATCCCAAACAATGGATGCCTTTTGCATGGGAAACCAGCAATGTAAAAGTGTTGACTGACGAAGAAATTGAGAGTAAAATCGAAGTGATGAGTAAAGCATGGGGAATTTAATTAATGATTAGTGATTAACAATTACTAATCGATAATTACTAATTATTAATTGAGATGACGAAGAAGACCATTGCAAACATGCAAGTGAAAATTGGTGGTGATGCTAAAGAATTAGAAAGCTCATTCGCCAAATCGCAAAAACACTTAAAGAAATTTGCTGTAGGAGCGGCAGCCATGACCGCAACGGTTGCGGCTGCCTTCGCTGGTTTAACAGCTTTGAGCAATCAAGCAGCTGAGTATGCCAACACAATTGACAAGAGTGCAATAAAGACCGGGCTTACAAGAAAAACAATTCAGGAACTTTCTTATGTTTCTGAACAAGCTGGTTTAGGATTCGATAAAATTGAAGATTCTTTAAAAGATGTGACTATCAGCATGGGTAATGCTCTTGCAGGTACGCAAGCCCAGGTCGATGCATATAAACAATTGGGTATTGAAGTTACTGATT